TCTCAGTCCCGCGGCTTGGTGCTGGTGGTTGATCGCACCGATGCCCCACGGGTTGAGATCCCCGCCGATATGCCGGGCCCCAAAGACCAGACCTGCAAAACCTTCAAGGTTTGGGCGAACTACGCCATGGCTTACCGCAAACGCTACAGCGCCTGGCCGGTGTGGAACGCCAAGGTCGGCGGCCAGCTCGGACAGTTGGTCGACCGACTCGGCGCCGATGTCGCCCACCACGTCGCTGCCCACTTCCTGAAAACCAGCGATGCAGCTGTGCTGCGCAAGTGCCATAGCCTCAACGAGCTGCTGGCCAACGCCGAGAGCTACCACACCCAGTGGGTGACCGGGCAGCGCATCAACGGCACCACTGCCCGCCAGATGGAACGGACTGAGGCAAACCACTCCGCAGCGGAGCAGGCCGCCCAGATGGTTTTGGCCAAGCGCCAAGCAGGTGACCGCAATGAATACCTTTGAAATGAACGATCAGCAGGTTGCCGGACTGGCCGCCGCCATCTGCGCCACGGCCGAGGCCATGGGCCAGGAGATGAACCCCGGTACCGCCGCGATGATGGCCGAGGACCTGTGTGCCCACCCAGTGCCTGTCGTCAAGGCGGCGCTGAAAGCTTGCCGCTTCGAAGTGAAGGGCAAGTTGGCAATGGCTGACATCCTGCAGCGCGTGCAGTCCTGCGATGGTCGTCCCGGAAAGGATGAGGCCTGGGCCATCGCCATGACCACCAACGACGAATTCGAAACCGTGGTGCTGACCGATGAAATCCAACTGGCCCTGGCAGCAGCGAAACCCATCTTGGATGGCGGCGACAAAATCGGTGCGCGCATGGCGTTCATCGACGCTTACCAAAGGTTCGTGGGCCAGGCTCGCGAGGATGCGAAACCGGTCAACTGGCACGTGTCCGTGGGCTTTGACGCCAACCGCCGGATCCAGGCTGTGACCAAAGCGATGGAGCTGAAACGCATCCCGCGAGAACACGCACAGAAGTACCTGGCGGACCTGAGTGTCGAGCCGATCAACGAGGATGGTCGGGCTATCGCGGGCTTGCTAACCGGCACCGTTACGCGGCCAGCGCCGGCGCTTCGCCATAAGCTCGAACTGGTGAGGAACTCCATGCTGGAGATGCGTAAGGCCAGTGCCGAGAGGAAAACCGAAATGCGGATTGATGCAGCGAATGAGTTGGCTGATCGCCGAGCGCTGCTAATCAAGCAGGCCCGAGAGCTGGAAGCGAAGAGGGCGGCACAATGACCGACAAGATCAGCGTCAACTGCCAGGCCAAGCTCTCCGAAGTCATTACCAAAATCAGCGCCATGTACAAAGACAAGAAGTTTGTCGTGGTGACCCTGCGCCCGGGCAAGGACCGCACCCTCGACCAGAACCGGCTGTGGTTCGGGATGTACAAGCGAATAGCCGAAATGACCCAGATTGGCGACGCGGCGGACGCCCGGCGCTACTGCAAGCTGCACTTTGGCGTGCAGATATTGCTTAACGAAGACGCTGGGTTCCAGGCCGAGTGGTACCGGGTTATGCGTCATCTGCCCTACGAAACGAAGCTGGCCATGATGGGCGAGTGTCATTTGTTTGGCCCTGATGGCTTCCCTGTGACCAGCCTGTTTAACCGTGCCCAGGGCATCGCTTACACCGACCGCATTGCAGCCTACTTCACGGGCCAAGGTGTGGTTTTTACTGATCTACTCAGCAAGGAGGCTGCATGATCGCCAAGCAACCCAAACCGAAGAAATGCAAGAACCCAGCGTGCGGCATCAGCTTTCCGCCGCAGCGCCTCGGACAGGCCGTATGCAGCCCGAAGTGTGGCCTGGCAATCAAGGACGTAAATCAGACGAAGGCGCGTAAGTCTCTGGCTCAAGTTGAGCGGCGCGAGATCAAAGTCCGCAAGGAGAAGCTGAAGAGCAGGGCGGATCACCTGCGCGAAGCCCAGGCGGCGGTGAATGAATACGTGCGTCTCCGTGACGCGCACCTGCCCTGCATCAGCTGCGACTCCACGCCGAACGATAACGACCTCATGACTGGCAGCCGGTGGGACGCCGGGCACTATCGATCCGTCGGCGCCTGCCCGGAGCTGCGCTTCGAGCCTCTGAACATCCACCGCCAGTGTGTGAAGTGCAACCGCAATCTTTCCGGCAATGCCGTCGAGTACCGCATCCGCCTGGTGCAGCGCATCGGCGCCGAGAAGGTGGTCTGGCTGGAAGGTCTGCACCCAGCCTGCAAGTACACCGTGGAAGAGATCAAGGCCATCAAGGCCAAATACCGGGCAATGACCAGAGAGCTGAAAAAAGGGGAAGCCGCATGACCTATCGCAACGTTGTTTCAGCAGTAGTTCGAGCCCTCGCGGCCGAGACCATCACTTCCGCCGGCGGCTGCGACTTTGAACCGAAGGTGCAATGTGCCAAGCAAAAGGGGGAGATCATCGGAAAGGAGGCGGCGTTTCTCCAGGACTGCTGGGTGTTCGGCCGGCTGCACAAGGCGCTCACCCCGGCGCACTGGCGAGCACTCGTGGCGAAGTATTCCACCCATGAGGAGCGTAAGCACGGCGCGATTCTGGAACTGCTCAACTCGGTGCGCACGCCTGCGCCGAAACGTTTCCGGGAGTGCGCCGTATTGACCTGGGCGATTCCACAAGTGGCCGGCGCCGAAGGCAAGCGCTCCGCCGCGGTGCTGCCGGCCGCCTGGTACGACATCACCAATTGGGACAATGATGGCAAGCCGGAGTCGACCCGGTACCGTTGGCGCTCAGGGATCCGCAAGACGCTTGATGACCAGGTGAACGAGGCCCTCACTGCCGCTCAGGAACTGCTCGACGCGGAGGGATTAATCGAAAGTTGCGCGGCGTAGCAAATAGCCATTGCAATGAGTGAGAAAGTGAGAGAGTATTTACCCATCCTGTCGATCTTGCGCGTTACGGATCGATGACCATGTCCCATCGGGATCATCGGCAGCAGGGTGTTTGCTCGTAGTCGGCGCTGTTGGGTACATGATTCTTGTTGTACTTAAGTATCTTGTTCAAAAACTGCAACAGCCAAGCGTAGTGGTACCGTCTACGAAGGAGGTTAGTCAAATGGCTAATATCGACACCGCGTTTCTCGAAACCAGCAACAATGTTGGCGCCGGACTCGTAGCAAGCTCACTGTTTGCCGCTCTGATTTGAGTCTGTAAGGACTCCACAAACCCCGTCCACAAGGCGGGGTTTTTTATTGCCCATGGAAAGGGCGATTCAGCAAAAGGAATTTGCAGATGTTGAAAGAATTCAGATGCGGTAACTGCAAAAGACTTCTCGCCCGTACGGGTGGGTTTATAGAGCTCCAGATCAAATGTTCCCGATGTGGGACGCTGAATCATGCGAAGGACAAGATCCTCGAGCAATCGCCTTTGAGCGACATGAAAGCGGAATCCTCCGCGACAAATCATTCGACTCAATAGGTGACAAAATGACTGTACGAGTACTAGGCAAACACTTCAAAAACGACCTAAGTTTCAATGGTAGCGCCATTCAGGTAGCTACGTTGTTTACGCCGCAGCAAAACATGAATGGCATTATTTTGTATGACATTCGTACCTCGACCCAAAACACCGTAAGTGTTGGACTGGTCCCGCCACCAGATCGCTTTAAACGTACTCTGCCGATCATTTTTTCAGGGGTGGAGGTTTTTCAACCCATCATGATTCCTGCTGGTCTGGGGGTATACATGCAGTTGAATGGCGACAATTACAACATTCCCGTTTATATGCGCTGGGACTATCTCAACGCCGACGGCACTGTGGCGTAACTCGCGCTGAAGAAGGCAGGTCTGCATAAGTGCGGACCTACCAAGCAATACCGCGCGGCTTAAGTCGCGCAACTATTCAAGGCCTCGCCATGGTGCGGGGCTTTTTCGTTTTCGGTCCCACCACACCCATTGCTCCGAGCTGGGAGTGCTGCTGGGGCTGACCTATTCCAAACATGCCCCACGGAGTCGAGCGCATGGAGTATCTACAGCGCCTGCTCGACAAGATCGACAGGTTCGAATTGCTGATTGCGGGCCTGATTGGGGCCGTTGTTGCGAGTTGGTGGCACAAGGACGACTTGTCCGACTGGCGAGCCTGGATGGTGTTCCTGATCACGGGGGTTGCCTGCTCGCTGTACCTAACGAGCATGGTCAGCGCCTACCTGAATGTCACAGAGCCCAAGATAGTCGCCGGGATTGGTTTTCTCCTGGGTACGTTCGGCGGCTCGCTCCTGGCAGCAATCAACCGAGCCATCAAAGCCGCTGACCTCTGGGCGCTTATCCGCCAGCGGTTCGGGGGAGGCAATCCACCATGAATCTTGAACTGATCAACTCCATCGCCTGCGGCCTAATCGCGCTGTGGGCAGCCTGGTGCGTACTGAGTGGGAAGGTGAGGGACGGCATCCTCGGGAAGCTGATCTACTCGACGATCGCTATCACTGGTTTCGTCGTGATGGTGCGTAGCCAGAACATTTTCTTTGGCCCGACCACCGCCGGCCTGACGCTGCATGTCGCCCTGGCCTTGGCCGGTGCTCGGCACATCTTCATGGTCACGTACTGGCAACAGGTGAAGGCCTGGCTATGCCGGACGCTGAACTGCGAGCACTGCATGAGTTGTCCGAAAGCCCCCGAGGGCATCGAGCGGCGTAAGCAATAGTTCGCGCCACGTTTTCGAATGCGCCAAATCGTGGCGCGAGGTTTTGCAGATGAGCAACGTCACCCGCCTGCGCCACGCGCTACCGATGAGCCAGGACATCAATGCAGAGGTAAGCGCACTCGACAAGGCCATTGCCGATGCCGTGGACGCCGCCAAGGCTGCCGGGCTTCCCCAGGGCCTGATTGTTGGGTTGCTCTACGGTCACGCCCATGCACAGACACACCAGATGGTGACGCAATGACCGCGACCATCCACGACATCGCCGACCAGCGCCCGCACCTAATGGTGGTAGCCAGTGATGGTGCCCACGTAATCCCGCGCGCCTTGGTTCAATCGGTGATCGCCGGCGACAAGCCGTCCTCGATCCTGACCGAGCCGGTGGTCAAGCGGATCATTGAAGAGTGGCTACAGCAGGTGACCAAATGACCATCAAGGTTCTGGAGTTCAAGCGGGAGGACTGGCGCGACCGGCCAAGACCCTGCGCAAGATTGCCGATGACCTCGACGCGGGCGAGCATCCTGAATGCACCGTAGGCGCCTTGACCTTGATCGGTGCGAAGGGAGAGGTAACCGTGTTCGGCCTCGGCCCAAAGTGCGATGACCTGCAATGCCTCGGTGCTATGCGCCTGGGTGAGCAGAAGCTGATTGATGTGCTACTTGAAAGCGCGGAAGGGTAGGTGTGCCGCAGTTGAGTGCGGCACGGGTGGATCATTTCACTTTTAATGCCGCCTGGATCTGATCCGCGTACGTAGAAAGGTTGGTGAACTCCCGAGCAAGGCTGGTAGCGTCTGCACCATTCACCCTTGTTGCGATGACTTCCAGTGCTGCTGCTACTGCGTGGGCGCGGTGGATATGCGGCTCAAACGCAGGGTTAACGGCGTTGAGTGATGATGAATTTATCGTTGTAGACATGCTGCCTTCCTTGATCATGAGTTGATCCGCACCAATACAGGCAACGCGCCACTATTTCAAGCTCATGGTGATCTATGGACAGGCCGTTCCCTCCAAACTCCCTGGTTGAATTGTCTGAGCTCTCCGACTTCGGTATCCGCCTGACCCCAGCTCCCGAGGTATGGGAGTGGCTCCAAGCCGAGATCCTTGCCGACACCGGCAGCATTCACAACAAAGACCATGCCCATCTACTGGATGCAGACATCCAGATCATGTGGGCGTCGTCGAGCTTCGAGAAGCAGGGACGCACAGTCCTGGGCCAGGCTGAGCAGGTAGCGTTCCGTGCTGGCGGTTGGCAGAAGGCCCGAATGGAACAACAGATGCGTGATTGGTTCGGCGATGTGCCGACCTTCATCATCACCTTGGCCGCTGACTACTGCGCCCAGTGCAGCGACCTTGAGTTCTGCGCTTTGATCGAGCACGAGCTGTATCACCTGGCTCACGCGACCGACAAGTATGGTCAACCAGCATTCACCCAAGACGGTGCACCGAAGATCAAGCTGCAGGGCCACGACGTCGAAGAGTTCGTCGGAGTCGTCCGCCGCTACGGTGCAAGCTCTGACGTTCAAGCGTTGGTGGATGCAGCAAGCAGTCCTGCTGAGGTGGGGAAATTGAACATTGCGAGGGCCTGCGGAACCTGTCTGCTCAGATCGGCCTGACCCCTGACAGACCTAAGACGGAATTTACCCTATGGCAGCCCTGAACAGTGAGGTGAAAGGCTTCATGGTTCAGGCCTTGGCGTGCTTCGACACACCATCCCAGGTTGCTGCAGCTGTCCGAGAGGAATTCGGCATTGAGGTGACCCGTCAGCAATGCGAGGCCCAAGACCCGACCAAGCGCGCCGGGAGAGACCTGGCAAAGAAATGGGTGACCCTGTTCCACGATACCCGGAAGCGGTTCCGCGAAGAGACAGCTGACATCCCGATCGCCAACCGCGCCTTCCGCCTCCGCGCCATGAACCGCTTTGTGGAGAAGGCTGAGACGATGAAGAACATCGGCCTGGCGATGCAGATCCTCGAGCAGGCCGCGAAAGAAACCGGCGACATTTACGTCAACCGGGCCAGGAAGGAAGAGGTTGGCGACGAACCGGTGATCCCGACCCGTATCCAGGTCGACGTGGTGGATGCGAGGAAGCCGAATGCCGAGCCTTAACGTTCCGCAGGCTCAGTTCCTCACGCTGCCCCACAAGTTTCGTGCGTTCGTTGCCGGGTTCGGCTCGGGCAAGACCTGGGTGGGCTGCTCGGCACTGAGCAAGCACTTCATGGAGTGGCCCGGCGTCAACGCTGGCTACTTCGCACCGACCTACCCGCAAATCCGGGACATCTTCTATCCGACCATGGATGAGGTGGCCTACGACTGGGGGCTGAAGACCAAGATCAACCAGGCGAACCACGAGGTTCACATCTACAGCGGCCGGCAGTCCCGCGGCACTGTGATCTGTCGGTCGATGGAGAAGCCGCAGACCATTGTCGGCTTCAAGATCGGCCATGCCCTGGTGGATGAGCTGGACGTGCTGACCGCAGTCAAGGCGCAGCAGGCCTGGCGCAAGATCATCGCCCGGATGCGTTACAACTTGCCTGGGCTGAAGAATGGTGTGGACGTCACCACAACGCCGGAAGGCTTCAAATTCGTCTTCCTGCAGTTCGTGAAGCAGTTGCGCGACAAGCCGTCACTGAAAGAGATGTACGGCCTGGTGCAGGCCAGCACGTTCGACAACGAGCTGAACCTGCCGGATGACTACATCGCCTCCCTGATGGAGTCGTATCCGCCCCAGCTGATCATGGCGTACCTCAAAGGCCAGTTCGTCAACCTGACGTCCGGCACGATCTACACCGCCTACGACCGCAAGCTCAACGGATGCTTCGACACCGTACAGCCCGGCGAGCCGCTGTTTATCGGGATGGACTTCAACGTCGGCAAGATGGCGGCGATCACCCACGTCAAGCGCGACCAGGGGGTTCCCAGGGCCGTGGATGAGCTGATCGACGGTTACGACACGCCCGACATGATCCGCCGGATCAAAGAGCGCTACTGGCAGCACGACGGCAATGACTTCAAGAAGACCTGCGAGATCAGGATCTACCCGGATGCCTCTGGTGATTCACGTAAGTCCGTGAACGCCAGCATTACCGACCTGGCCATGCTCAAACAGGCGGGGTTCTCGGTCATCGCTCCAGCGGCAAACCCGCCGGTGAAGGACCGAATCAACGCAATGAACGCCGTCTTCTGCAATGCGCAGGGCGAGCGCCGCTACCTGGTCAACTCGCTCACCTGTCCGACCTACGCCGATGGCCTGGAGCAGCAGGTGTGGGGCGCGAACGGGGAGCCAGACAAAACCGCCGGCATCGATCACGCGAACGACGCCGGCGGCTACTTCATCCACCGCGAGTACCCGATCATCAAACCGGTCACCGCAATGAAAATGGGGGTCGCTCGATGACGGACGTCACTTTCACCCGTCCTGAGTACACGGCGGCGAAGTACCGCTGGCGCTTGGTGCGCGACGTCTGCAAGGGCTCGGAAACGGTCAAAGCCGCTGGTGATTACTACCTGCCCAGGCCGAATGCCTCGGACAAGTCCCAGGACAACAAGGATCGGTACGACGCATACAAGAAGCGTGCTGTGTTCTACAACGCCACCGGCCGGACGAAACACAGCTTGGTGGGCGCAGTGTTCCGCACCTGGCCAACGTTGACCGTGCCGGGTGCTCTCGACTATGTGACAAAAGACATTGATGGGCAGGGCGTCAGCGTTTACCAGCAATCGCAGTCGGTTATCGGGCATTTGCTCGAAGTCGGCCGTCACGGCCTGCTCGTGGATTACGCTGCTGTCGAGGCGGGCACCGTGAGCAAGGCAGACGAGCAGGCCGGTCGCGCCCGTGCAAACGTCGCCAGCTACCCGGCTGAATCAATCATCAACTGGAAGACGCGCCAGGTTGGCGGTCAGCACCTGTTGAGCCTGGTTGTGTTGCGCGAAAAGATCGACGTCGATACTGCCGACGGATTCGGCAGTGAGCAGGTTGTGCAATATCGCGTACTGCGCCTGGATGCGTCCGGCGTGTACACCCAGGAGGTTTGGGAAGAGGGCTCCAGCAAGACGGAAATGACGGTGGC